ACCCGGCGCCCGGCGATCACCTGGAACTCGGCGCCGCGAGCTGGACCAACGTCCCGCGCGCCACGATCACTGATGGAGGTAATTTCTGATGGCGAATACGATCCGGATCAAGCGCCGGGCCGCCGGCGGCGCCGCGGGGGCCCCGGCCAGCCTGGCGGCGGCGGAACTGGCTTATAACGAGCAGGACGATACCCTTTATTACGGCAAGGGCGACAACGCCGGGGTGGCGACCTCGATCCCCGCCATTGGCGGCCCGGGGGCCTATCTGTCCCTAGCCGGTACCCAGACGGTGACCGGCGCCAAGACCTTTACCGGCGGCGTGGCCCTCGGCACCGGCGCCAGCGCCACCACGCCGGCGGCGGATACCAATACCACCGCCCTGGCCACCACCGCCTTCGTGCTCGGCCAGGCGGGCAACGCCCTCCCGGTCATGAGCGGCACGGCGGCCGCCGGCAGCGCGACGCGCCTGGCCCGCCAGGACCACGTCCACCCCACCGACACCTCGCGCGCCCCGCTGGCCTCGCCGACCCTGACCGGGACGCCGGCAGCGCCGACGGCGGCGGCGGATACCAATACCACGCAACTGGCCACCACGGCCTTCGTGCTCGGCCAGGCCGCCAGCGTCGCCCCGGCGGACCTGGGCAGCACGGCGGTGGGCGCCGCCACGCGCTTCGCGCGCGCCGATCACGTCCATGCCATGCCGCGCCTGGATCAGGCGGCCAACCCAACGGCGGCGGTGGTGATGAATAGCCAGCGCCTGACCGGCCTGGCGACGCCGACCGCCGACACCGACGCCGCCACCAAGGCCTATGTCGATGCCATGGCCCAGGGCCTGACCTGGAAGGCCAGCGTGCGCGCGGCCACTACCGCCAACATCACCCTGTCGGGCACCCAAACCATCGACGGGGTGGCGGTGATCGCCAACGACCGGGTGCTGGTCAAGGACCAGACCACGGCCAGCGCCAACGGCCTTTACGTGGTGGCCGCCGGGGCCTGGGCGCGCGCCAGCGACGCCGATGTCTCCGCCGAGGTGCCGGCGGGGCTGGCGGTGTTTGTCTCCGAGGGCACGGCCAACGGCGATAAGGCCTGGGTGCTGACCACCAACGCGCCGATTACCCTCGGCAGTACCTCGCTGGCCTTCGCGCAGATGACCGGCAGCGCCAGCGGCGAGACCAATACCGCCAGCAACGTCGGCGCCGCCGGCACCGGGGTCTATGACGGCAAGTCCGGGGTCGATCTCCAGTTCCGCAAGCTCAATGCCGCCTCCAGCAAGCTCAGTGTCACCCTCAACGGCCAGCAGCTCGACCTGGATGTGGTGCCCGGCAACATTACCGCCCTGGGTACCATCGCCACGGGCACCTGGCAGGGCACGGCTATCGGCCTGGCCTACGGCGGTACCGGGGCCAATCTGAGCGGCGCCGCCGACGGCGCGATCTTCAAGAAGTCCGGCACCGCCCTGGTGGCGGCGACGGTGGGGACGGACTACCTGTCCAACGCCTCCACCCTCGACGGCGGCACCTTCTGATCATGGCCAACATCCTCCTCGTCAAGCGCGGCACGCGGGCGCAGTTGACCGCCGCCGCCACCGCCAATGGCCTGCGCGCCGGCGAGCCCTACCTCATCACGGACGAGGGGCGGCTGGCGGTGGGGCTGGCGGTCGGGAGCTACGCGGAACTGGTCGGCACCACGGGCACCCAGACGCTCACCAACAAAACGCTCACTGACCCGGCGCTGATCGGGACCATTCTTGAAGATGTTTACACCATCTCGGATGGTGCGGCCTTTGAGATTGATCCGGGTAACGGTTCCGTCCAACTCATCACCCTGGGCGCGAATCGCACCCCCAAGGCCACCAATTTTGCGGCGGGTGAGAGTGTTACGCTGATGGTGCTGGACGGGACGGCCTACACGCTGACCTGGACCGATACTACTTTTGGCACCTCGGGAGTCGTTTGGGTGGGTGGCACGGCCCCAACGCTAGATACCACCAAGTACACGGTCATCGAGTTTTGGAAGGTTGGCACTCAGGTATACGGGGCCTTGGTGGGAGCCGCTTGATGCTAGCCCATAAACTGCGTCGCGCCGCACCAAAATCAGCCTATCCTCGCTATGTGGGAGGTGCCAGTAGCTATGAGACCGGATCTTACGCGGAACCGGGTCAGATCAGCGTATCGCTGACGAGTCTGACCGGGGGTCTCGCCTCCAGCCCCAGTGCGGGGGATCTGGTGGTGGTTGTGATCGGATCGTGTGGCTCACAAGTGGCCGATTACGACGTCATCATGACTACCTCTGGCTATACCGAGCGGGTGGAGTTGTTTGCCTCGGACACGGTGAAAACCAATTTTGGGGTTTTCACTAAATTCATGGGGGCAACTCCCGATACGACCGCTGTGGGAGCCTCGGGATTTAACAGCCAGTATCGTGTGATGCTCGTGCAGGTGTGGCGCGGGGTTAACGCGACCACCCCGATGGACGTCACCCTGACATCCACTACGGGCACAAATGGCGCGACTGTCGATGCACCCAGTATTACCCCTGCCACGCCCAAGAGCGTGGTGCTGGCGATCGGAAGCGCGGCGGACGTGCTGACCGCCTCTAACGCCTTGTCAGCCTTAACCGTCCCCAGCGGCATGACGAATTTTGTCGGTCAGGACTGCTTTTACAACGCTTATCGCGTCGAGGCTGCCGGAATTGCCTCCGTCGAGTGGACGGGCGGAGCCTATAACCCGGCAGCCTTTGGCGGAGGCAGCACCTATGCCGGGGCTTCCTGGGCGGCGGCGACTTTGGCCTTACGTCCTGCATAGGATCAGATATGTATCTCAAACTCCCTGACGTCTATCCCTATCAGCCGACGCAGTTACGCGCCGAGAATCCCAATGTGTCGTTCCCTTCCGAAATGGCGGATGCCTTGCTGGCTGAGTTTGGTGTTTATCCGGTGCAGCCTACTTCGCGCCCTGAATATGATCCTGCGACACAGACGATCTCGGAAGCGCTGCCCAGTTACGAGAATGGGGCCTGGGTACAGAATTGGACGGTGCGCGATTTGACCGCTGACGAGATCGCGGCGCGCGCCCAAGCGCGGCGTGCGGCCCTGGTATGCACCCCGCGCCAGGCCCGTCTCGCATTGACCCAGGCTGGCTTACTCGCTGCTATCGAGGCGTGGGTGGCCGCCGCTCCGGATGCGGTGCGTATCGAGTGGGATTACGCCACCGAGATCCGCCGCAACTGGCCACCGATTACCGCGGCGGCGACGGCGCTGGGGCTGAGTGATGCCCAGCTGGATGGGTTGTTTGAGTTGGCCATGTCGCTATGAGCTACACCACCGACGCCGACCTGTTCAGCCTGATCGCCGCGCGCACCCTGACGCAGCTCGCCGCCGACGACCCCCAGGCCGAGGCGCCTGAGCCGTTGATCCTGGCCGAGGCCCGCGCCTATGCCGACGCCCAGGTCGACGCCCGGCTGCGGCAACGCTACAGCCTGCCCCTGGCCAGCGTGCCGCGTGAGCTACGCGACTGGGCGCTGGCGCTGGCGCGCCGTTGGCTTTATGAGCGCCGCCCCGATGGCCAAGATCTTCCCGATGCTGTGCAGAACGCCGCCAAGGAGGCGCTGGCGTCACTGGACGCGGTGCGCGATGGCAAAATGAGTCTGGCCATTGCCAGCGCACCAGAAGGCGAGACGCTGGCGCCCGAGGGTGGGCGCGTGCGCGTGGTGGCTCCCGAGCGCGTCTTCACGGCGGAAGTGTTGGGCCGCTACTGATGGCCATCGCCACCCAGACCCTCATTGATCAGACGCTCGCCCAGGTGCAGGCCGCCCTGCCCGAGCTAGAGGCCGCCCTGTTCCCGGCAGTGCCGACGACGTTTCGCCTCAATCACCCGCTGGGCGCCGTGCTGTTGGCCTATCCCGGCTCCACCAGTGCCGGACCCCTGCTCATGGGCCGCGTGGAGCAGGAGCGCACCGTGCGCCTCGGCTTCACGCTCGTCACGCGCCAATTGTGGGGCAACGACGGCGCCGCCACCCTGCTGGATCGCCTGCGCGCCGCCCTGGTGGGCTGGCGTCCTGCCGATTGCGAGCCGGTCTATGCCGTCAATGACAGACTCCTCCAGGAGGACGCCGGTCTGTGGTGGTACAGCGCCGAGTTCGCCTGTGTCACCCGCCTCATTCTGCCTATCCACGCCTAGGAAACCACCTATGACCACTGATCGCCCTGCCCCCCTGGTCCGCATCATCAACCGCAGCGCCCGCTGGGCGCGCATTGGCGCCTATGAGTGCGGCGTCGAACATGAAGTCACTCCAGAGATTGCTGAGGCCCTGGCCGCGCGCGGTTTTGTCCGCGTCGATCCCTCCGCCCCCGCGCCTGTTGCCACCCCTGCCACCCCCGAGGAATAAGCCATGTCCGTGCTAGGCTCCGCCGTCCAAGTCGCCCTCTACGATGAGGTCACCTATAAAACATCCGCCGGACTGACCCTGGGCATGCTCGGGTATTACACCGAGTGCGGTCTGGTCGCCAAACAAAATGCCGTACAGGCCAATACCCTGTCAGCAAGCCGATCCCGTGCCCAGCCGGGCGCCGGCAATATCGACGTATCCGGTTCCTATAACATGGAACTAGCCCCCCAGCATGTCGGCTTCTGGCTGCGCCACATCCTCGGCGCCCCCACTACCACGGGCGCCTCGGCACCCTATACCCACACCTTCCGCCCCACGAATTTGCCGGTCGGGTTGTTGGTCGAAAAAAACTGGGTAACGGCGGGCCTCACCAATACAGTTGCGCACTTTTTGGGCTGCCGCGTCGCGGATGCTACGTTCGCGGTCCCTCAGGAGGGCGCCTGCACCCTGGCCGTCAACCTCCAGGGTGCCAAATACACCATCGCCACGGCCCCCCTGGATGCCACCCTCGCCGATCCGGGTCACACCGGTTGGTTTGCGCCGGACGTCACCATCAATATCGCCGGGTCCCCATCCCTGATCTGCAAATCAGCGGATATCAAAATATCCAATAACCTCGACAACAACCGCTACACCATCGGCACCGGCGGCGAGCGTGTGGACTGCCCGGAGGGTTTCGCGGATGTCACTGGCAGTGTCACCGTCATCGTGGATACGTCGCTGTTCACGAGCTTCATCGACAAAGCCAAGGCCCGCACGGATACCAACCTGGAACTGGTCTACACGTTCGGCGCCGGCACCGGCGCCAGTGCCGGCAACGAGAAGCTGAGCCTGAAGCTGGATCACGCCCTCATCGACTTGACCTCGGTGCCGATAAATTCCCCAGGCGGTGCGGAAATATCCTTCAATTTTAACAGCTTCAAAAGCGGCTCTACCGACAAAGGCCTGGTAGCGGTGCTG